GTAGAGGACGTGCGAGTAACCGGCGCGCAACGCCATCTCCATCCCCGTGAAAAAAATGAGGTTCGAGACGCTGAACGATTTATCGCCTTTCACGCTCTCTGGATTGCCGGGGATGCGTTTGACGTCCGGCCAGGCATGGTCGGAGAACAGGAGCAGCTCGTGCGTTGTCTTGAATTTGCGGATGTTCCGCAGAAAAGGCTCGGCGTATGGCAGGACTGGCGGCGGTACGTAGGCCAACACCGCCCTCACAGCTTGCCCTCCTGCTTCTCGATCTTCACCTTGACCATCCACGCGTGAAACTCGTTGGTGATTCCACCCTCAACCCAGCGGATGAGATAGCAGTCGTTCGTGTGCAGGACGGCATCAATGCAGTTGGTCATCTCCCAAGCGTTGGGGCCGTCGCCGACCGTGACGGTGTAGAAAACTGTCTTCGCTGGCCGATGACGCAGAAGCGAAATGCCGGAGCACGCCGCAATAAACACGAGCGCAATGATGAGGATGTGGTTGCGATTCATTGGCGGAGAGTCGTGAGGCCGCGCCGAATTGTCAAGCGGTTGTTGACTTACATCGGAAATCGTGGACACTCGCCAAATGTCGAAACGCCACAAGATCAAATCCGCGCAGGTAACGAAGGAGGGGAAGGATTACGAGACCGACCTGAGTCAAAAGAAATTAACGGACCAAGAGATCCGCGATCACTTGCCAGCCGTTTGGAAAGAAAGAGCGGAAGCTGGAAAACGTGCCGTGTCCGTCCCAATTCCCGGCAGCGACCATTATACTTGACCCCATGAACCGCGTCGCTACGCTGGTTTTATGCAGCAGTTGTCTGTCACTTTCATCGTCCCCGCTAATCCGTCAACGGGTTGCTTCTCGCGTGCGAACGCGGACTGCTGCATGGCGGGGGCGATGTTTTACAAAATGCAGCATGAAGACAATACCACTCACTCAAGGAAAGTTCGCAATCGTCGATGACGAGGATTTTGAATGGTTAAGCAGTTATAGCTGGTCTTTCCACCACGCGGGTTACGCACAGCGTGGCGATATAAGCGGCGGTAAATTGCGCATGGTTTTTATGCACCGGCAAATTCTCGGCACTCCAAAAGGGGTTGACACCGATCACGTTAACGGAGATGGGCTAGATAACCGAAAGTCCAATTTAAGAAAAGCCACGAGATCTGAAAATCTCTACAACCAAGGAGTGCCGGCTCACAACACCACCGGATTTAAGGGCGTATGCTTCAATAAACGGTGCGGTAAATTTCAGGCTGAGATCCGGGTTTCTGGAAAGCCCCGACGCCTTGGTCTATTTGTAACCAAGGAAGAAGCCCATGCCGCATATTGCATGGCTGCGAAAAAGCTGCACGGAAAATTCGCAAGACTCAAGTAATGTCCAATTTCTTCGCAGACTGGACGCCAGAGAAAGTCCGCCAGCACAATGAGCGCGTTAAAACTCGTCATCCAGGGAATCGGCAGGCCGTCCTCTTTCAAGAACTCGAAGATGATTTGCCAGCCGAAAGGATACAGCCGTCCAATTCTGATTACCGACCCGAAGATCCGAAAGTGGATGGACAAGGCAACCCGTCTTATCGAATCGCAATTACGGTCCTGGTTAGCGACTACAGGGACCTCGACCTCGACGGATGCGGAAGTACGATCCAAGATTGTATCATCGCTGCCACTGGAAGACTCCTACGTTTGGGTCGAGTCGATCTCCGTAAACTGGCGAAGAGTCAGGAAAGGCGAAGAGGGCGCCGAGATCGTCATTGAACGGATCGCGCCGCAGCCGTAGGTTGCGCGTCATGAACGCCCATCCAGGTTTTAAAGCGGCAGCCCGCTCGATCGCCAGACGCGAAGGTTACTCACTCAGCCGGGCCAACAGGATTCTGGCTGCAGGGGCCCGCGGTGCCAGCAAGGCTGCCGTTCGGCGCAATCCCAGGCTGTTGCGGGTCCGCCGCGGTCGGCGTTAGGGTGAACTCGACGGGGAACTTGTATTGCTCGGACTTCCCTTCCCACGCGGTGTAGGTGCCGATGCCGCGGGCGACCAATGCCTCGACGGTCGTGGTGCCGAACCATTTCGAGTAGGTGAGAACCTTCTTTGCCCAGAACCCGCCCGGGTGACGGATGAGTTTCCCGTCGTTGGTGCGCGCGAAGTCGATCGCGTCGCGCATGGTCTTCGAGAGTTTGGGAGTCATGCCGATGCGAGTTCAGGTTGCATTGGGAACTCTTTGATGTTCCAAACGCCATCGGGTAATCGCCCCTGCCGCCCGTCGTACATCGAGCAATCCTGTTTTACGTAGCATGGAACATCCTCAACTGCGCATTGGGCGGCGACGTCGATAATCGCCTCGACGCCGCAATCGCGTCTGTTTGCGCCGCTTTCGCCGCCAACGATAACCCAGTCTATCTTCGGGCCGTCGGGAGGTTGCCTGCCGAGCGCTGTGTAGTCGCAGTGAGGAACATGCACGGGCCTGCCTGTCCAATCCCAACAGAGCCCCATGCCGTCGTCGTGCCCTTTGTTCGCCGAAAGGTCAACTTGCTCAAGCAGCGGCTCAACGCTCAGGAATCGAACGGCCGCCGGCGTCGCCAGCAACTGCGGGATCCTCTCGTTGGCGCGTTTCTGGTCCTCGACGGAGACACCCAGCCAGAGGTTCGGCGGCGGGATTGGATTGGTCTTTCGCGTCCAACGAACGATCATGTCCATGGCCGCGCGCGCCGTGTCCCATGCAGCCATTACCCGCTCCTCCCAAAGTTCAATCCGCTTTGTCAGGAGCAGGACGTCCACGTTCGGAGCGTCGTTGATGGCGCCCAGACAATCCGCCAGCGTCTCGGGCATCCACGCACGATCCAGCCAATCGGAGTTGCTGTCGGCGAACAAACGGATCCTGCGGAACAGTCCTCCGCATTCGCAAACACCGCGCAGAACGAGTCGAGCAAACGGCGCTGTCTCTCCGCACAGGTCGCAGATGCAAAGCTTGTTCAGCCGGCGGATCTTCTTGGCGAACTCAGCCACTGGATACCGCGTTGCGTTTGGTCCCCAAGTCTCGATTCCGCGGTGACGCAGCACTCGAGCGCGCGTCCCTACTTGGGCGTAACAGTTCTTGCAACCAGGGCTCACCTTGTCACAGCCAGTCACGGCATTGGTCGTATCATCGCACCAGCCTATCGGATTCGTGAGTTTCATGCGCTCGCCCTTTTCCCGTTCATCAGTTCAACGATCTCGCGTGATGTCATCTCGATCGCCCCGTTCTTGATCGCCTCGGTCCGCTTGCTCAGGCACACGTCGAAGTGCTCCTTGCTTGTGCCCTTTTTCTGGAGCCACCGGTGCGCCACGCCTATCTTCGTCGCCATAGCCAAAAGTTCCTCCGTCGTGTCGGCCGCCATGTGGCACATCTGCATCCGCCCGAATCGCGCCCGGAAATCGTCCACGTAGACACTCATAAATCGTCTCTGATTTTGAGTGCATGAACGAAGGTTTGCCACGCGATGTCCTCAAGCAGCGCAAGCTCGGGCAGCGTCAGCCGGTTTTGCAATGCAAGAGCGCGAGGGCGAAGTTTCTTATCCCAAAGCTCGGCGAAGTCGCGGCGGGCGGCTTCCATCTGTTCGGAGTGATGACTTATATTCATTCAACCTTGCTCTTGTTTTTGAATCTCAACGTTCGCTCATCGAACAGTAGTGAAACCGACGATGGTCCTGCGTTTCTGGACTTGGGTATCAGAAGGTTGCGATCATTGTTTACACGATCCAGTAAAATCACGGTGTCAGCCTCGGCCTCGATGGCCTTCGAGTCGGCAAGATCTGACATGCGTGGGCCCCTAGGTTTCTTTCCTTTGTCGATCTCCCGGTTGAGTTGCGCCAAACACACAAGTGCGACATCTGACATCACTGCAGCGTGCCTTAATCGCTTGCAGGTGTCACCGATGCCGTACGTGTTTTTGTCGTGCTTCCCGACGCTCGAAATTTTCTGAAGGTAATCGACGACGACGAACTTTACCCCGTGTTGCCGGGCGTGCCTGCGCATCGACGCAGCGACCTCGGCTGACGACATGCCTCCAGTTGCTTCGATAATGAATAGCGGCGCCTTTGAAATCCTCGCGTTACTCGTGAGCACCTTTTGAAAATCTCCCTGGTTCAATGTGCCTTTGCTCAGGTCGACAATAGAAATCCCTCCGACAAGCGCCGTGAAACGATCCATGAGGGCCGCGCGTGTCATTTCCAGCGACAGAAAGAGCGTTGGGTGATTCTCCATGATGCAAACTCGCTCGATGAGATTGCAGGCAAGCGCCGTCTTTCCTTCGTATGGGCGCGCGCCGATGACGAGCATCTGTTTAAGCCGCAAGCCACCGTCCGTTCGGTCAAAATCATAAATCCCGGTAGCCAGACCCGGCAATGCCCCATTCAGGTTGAATCGCTGCTCCAGTTCGTTGATGTATTCGTGGACGAACTTCTTAGCGGTGGACATCTCCTCGTCGCGCCCCTTGTCGGTTTCGGCTAGCGTTTTTGCTATGTCCTCGAGGAATTCCTGCGGGTTGTGGCAATTGTGAGCCGAAGCAATGGCGTGGGCGCAAGCAGCCACCACGGCCCGGCGCCGCTGTTTGTCCTGGACCACGGCCAGACGGTGTTCTAGGGCCGCCGGCACGGGCGCAAGGTCTGGCATCCCGCTCAGATAACCCATTCCAACCCTATCAAGCTCGCTGCGGTCACGAAGGTGTTGCGAGACTGAAACCAGATCTGCAGGCGTGTTTTTCTCCCACAGTGCCAGAATGGATTCATAAACGACTTTGTGGCGCAGGTCATAAAAAGCCTCAGTCGTGGCCCCCAGCGCCTCGATAACCCTTGGGGTGCATTCGTCTGGCGCCAATAGAATGCAGCCTAGGACGCCCTGCTCGGCTTCAGGAGAGTGCGGCGGCAGTCTGGTTGCGTCATCGGCCATCGCGCAGATCCTCGTAGGCTTGGTAGTATTCGACGAATTTATAGGAATTCGCGGGCAGCTCCGGATGCATTTTGAAGAAGATCTTCCGCCATTCCTCCCGGTCATCTAGGCCGTGGAATGGGTGCCCAACCGTTGGCGACGCCTGCGCTGGCGCTGAATCGAGTCCCAGCTCCCGTGCGGCGTAATAACCGTCGAACTTGGTGGCGTTGAACAGCGTTTCCGGTCGCAAGTAGTCGGCCATGTTCGTTTTCAGCCACTTCTGACATTGGCGGTCGATCATCCGGCGGACGCCCTCAATCGTTACACCGGGCTCCCGCAGCCTGGCCGTGATGAAGTCCAGATTCTTTGCTGTCTCCCTGAACCCGCGGCCTGACTTCTCGTTGAGATACAGAAGCGCAACTCTGGCCTCAGGCGGATATGTCTTTCCATTCTCTTCTACTCTCTTCTCCTCTACTCTACTCTCCTCTGACGACACAATGTGATCAGTTTGTGCTGCGCGTGTGCGCACATTGTGCGTCCTGTGTAGTACTTTTGTTACGACTCCAACCCGCTTACAGTAAGTGCTTTGCGTATGGTTCCAACACGGGATGCGGATTTTGTCTGGGTTGGACCGGTCGATCTTGCCAATTTCGCTCAGGAGATTCAGAGCCTCGTTGATCTTCGGAATGGAGATGTTTGTCTTCCGTGCGTAGCCCATGAGTCGCCTGTTCGCATCTTGTGCGTCGAGTGTGCCGCTCTTGTGATCACACGCTTCGCACAAAAGTGACACCCAGACCGTGAGCGTTTCGGGTAGGCGGTCGATGGCGTACAGGAAGTCCGTGTCGGAAAGCCAGTGGGGGTAAAACTTGAACCAGTCAGCCATGGTCATACTCCACGTCTCCAGGGAATCGCCCGCCCGCCCGCAATGGGTGCCGAAAGCAGAAGACCCGACGAGGGGCGATTCTCTGGAGAGGTTGAGTAAACATTTCGGCTTTGCCGATTGCGGTCGGCGTGCCGAAACGGAACCACACCCCACTTCTTCGGTCAAGCCAATCATTTGTGCGGTCAATTGTCAAGCGGTAAAGCGCGGCCGGGGTCGCCAACAAGGAACCGAGCGGCTCCCGACCTGAAGGCGTATTCCAGGCCGTTGGGAAGGATGCACGCGATCCCCGGCCACGACGCCAACGCAAAATCAAGCTCGCGCGCTGCCGATGTTCTTCTCGCAGTCGCAGAACTGGCAGCGCATGACGTCCGGGCGCCCGTCGACCGCCAGCCAGGAGTGTTTGGCGCAGGAATCCTCCCGCACGTCCTTATTCCACTCCTCGATCGCCTCGTGTAACCGTGCGCCAGGCGTCGTGGTTCGCCCGCAGCGGCGGTTTTGGCACACGAGGCGCACATTCGGTGTCCGAAAGCCGATCACCGCGGCATTTGACCCGCAGAAGCACGGCACGGCCTCATCCAAGTCGGGAGTAGACTCCCAATAATCGGGCGACTCATCTCCTCGGGCGAGTATTTTCATGGATCTCCTGGATTTTGACCGGTTTGAGCTTGGCCTTGTCGGCAACGACCGTGCTGCCGTCAGCCATGCGGCAGACAAAGAACCCGGGGATGTCGGCCGGCCGCAGGACGCCCACCAGGTGTTTGCCGTTGGGCTTCTCGTCCGGGCCGTCGGTGTAGATGTAGGTCGTGCCCATCAGTTCCTCGCTTTCGCTACGTGCGCCCGATGCGCGTTGATCTCCCAGACTTCGTTCTTCAGCTTGGCGAGCACTACCATTGCCTCTTTCTCTGGCAGTTCCGCAATCAAGTCCATCGCCATGCTGAAACAAAGTGCGCCAGCCATAAACGCCCCGTGACACTCGCGGTTCTGCACCGCGCTCATGCCTTTGGGCCAGCAGGCGTCGCGGTATTCCTTCCATCGGTCCTGTAGCATCATGATCGTTTAGCCCTCCCTCCTTTGCGCCCCAGCTTCTGCCGGTGCTTCCACATCTTGTCGTTCAGGTGGCTCAGATTCAGGTTCAACGGCGGCGGCACGAGCTTCGTCGACGCCCGCTCCTGCCCAGGCAGGTACGTGCGTTCCTTGTTCCCGGTCACAACACCGCCATAGAGTTCAGCCTCAAACCCGGTATCGATCGCCGTCTGGCGGATGCCCAGCGCGCGCTTGGTCTCTTCGTAGTTCATGGGATTGGGACGTCGTTGGGGTTTGGCACGAACGATTCGGGCGGCACGACAAGCTCGGGCATCGTCTCCATTGCCTCGGATTGCATCCAAAGCTCTGGCTCGACCAGCGCCCAACCGTTGAGAACTACGTTGGCCCGGTAACCCGGCCACTCATCGGCTTTGAGGCATTGACAATAGAGCCCGAGGGCGTTCCTGGCGATGACGCCCCCAATTTCCACGAACTCGACGGACAGGCGCCGCTTCTCGACATGAAACGGCTCGTAGTTCTCCTGGATAATGTGACCGAACTCACTCCGATCCTGTCCGGTTGCCTTCACGTAGAGCGCCGTGTGAAGCCACGCCTGGACATGATAGGCATACGACGCCACGCTGCGCGTCCACAAACGCAGCCCGCCCTGGTTCGTCGTTTTGTAGTCGATGATCCACTGAGCAAATGCCGAGTCCAGCAGCGGAACAATGTCCAGCAGCGCACGGATTGGAACCTTGAGCCCGGTCGCCTTGTCCTCCCAGGTGCCCACAACCATGACCTGCTTCGTGCTGGCCTCGATGATGCCGGCCAGCTCCGGATCCGACAGAACGCGCGCGACGGCCGCCTCGGCCTCGAGCAGCTTGTCGTGTTTTACGACCTCCTGATTCTTGTGGGCGGACAGCCAGTCCTCGCACCAGCCGGCGTTCGCGTTCCACGGCAACGGATCGCCCAGTTCAATCTCGTGCTTCTTCACCTTCGGATGATGCGCCGGCGCCGGGTAGGTTTCGGGCGTTACGGCGTAACGGTTCGCGAAGTTCGGACGGTCCAGCAGCAGGCAATCCCACAGGCTGCCGCGGTCGCGGGCCTCGCTCGAATCCAGCTTGTAACCGGCGCGCCAGCGATGCGGACACCGCAGAATCTCGACAAGATCCGAACGTGACAACACGTAATCCGGGTGTCCGCGCTCGACCTCCTGCCTGAGATAATCCTCCGCGGTGATGCCGGACCCGATGACTTTGGCCTCTATGATCATGGATTGAGATGGATGTGCAGCTTGTCGCCTATCTCGGTGAACTCCTCGAGGGTCAAATCGTTTACACCTTTGCCCGCCGGCAGAATCTTCCACTCGCGCAGCTTTTCAACGGCCGCATCCCACGTTTTCGCGGTCCCGCGGAATGACTTGCACTGCTCCCACAGCGCCGCCTTGGCAGCTTTGAGCGGGTCGGTGGGACTTTGGGGCGCCTTGCCGGCCGCCGTCGCTCCAACAGGCAATGCGGCAGCCTGGCACCATGCCGCAATCGCGGCTCCGTGCCTCGTGTCGATTGGTTCCGTCTTGTCTTTCGGAAAACAGTCCCGGAGCGACGGATGACTGCACTTCGTCAGGATGATGGAATGATTTTGAAGGATCTCGGCGTGACAGGTCGCTTCGAAGATGAAGTCTTCCGCCTGAATAGGGGACGTGGCTTCATCCTTCACGATAACCGTTTTGCCGGCCTCGTTCTTCGTCTGCCGGGACTTGTATTTCGCCCTCAGACATATGATCAACGGAATCTTGGCGCGCAGCAACCGTTGAACGAATTTCGCGTGCTCAAACTTCGGCGTCTTCCAGCAGTGCAATCCAGCCTTGCCGCTTTTCTGTTCGATCTCGCCCGCCATGTCCAGGACGCCACCCATGCCTTCCCACTCATGGGAACCGGAGTCCACAATGCCGACCGTCGCGCCGCTGGCCTCGATGGTATCGATCGCCTCGACGTAACGCGCTGGGGAAAAAGGTGAACACAGATCGAACGTCTCGAATCCACCAGGCAGGACGTCAGCGTAGAGGCTCGCGCGCCCGGATTCTGAATCCGCAACGACAATCTTTCCATCCGGGCCGGCCAACCCGCGCGCCAGCAGCATACTCGAATACGTTTTGCCACAACCGCTCTCCGAGTAGAGAACGATCAAGGGATTGACGCCGACCCGTGTGGCTCTGTGAACTGCAAAACTCACGCCGCACCCTCCGCAGTATCGGCCGGCTTGATGTTGAGAGGAAGGCGCGCGCGTCGCGGTTTCGGTGAACCGTTGGGCTTGCGCGACTTCTTTGCCTTGTTCGTCAGGATTTTAACGATCCCATCCCTGTGCGTCATGATGTTTTCGGCCAACGTCTCACAATCAGCTGTTTGATTTCCGATTAAAGCAATCAGTTCGTGCTTCTGCGCGAGTTCGATCGACTTGTGCTCGGTCCCGTCCTCCGTCGTGAATACCTCGGTTTTCTTTTTGGTGATCATATTCTTTCGTTGATTGTGCGCTCAGACGAGCGCGGGTTAAAATGGATTGTTGACTAAATCTTCAGCGCGTCCGCCTCGCATAAATTGACCAAGCTCAGTTCGCGGAACTGGCCTCCTGTTCAACGCCTGCTCAACGCAAGATGCCCAGCGACAATTTCCCGGCTCATAGTTTCCGTCGTTATCCGGGAAGCGGTCTATGGAAGCGTCTGGAAACGGTTTGCGCCCCATGTCTTCGAGAAAATTCTCGAACACACTCCAACGTTCGCAAACCCTGATACCGCGCCCTCCGTAATCGCCGTAAGACTTATGATTGGGATTTTCGCAACGCTGGTGCATCATATGCCAAGTGGTGTATTCGGTGCTTGGACGAACACCTGCGGCGTCTCCGTGTTTGAAATTCCTGCGCGCTACGTTCTCTTTCGCAAGGCACCTGCACGAAACCGTGTAACCGCTAATCAGCGAGGATAATCTGACCGTAACTTCTTTCCCGCAGTCGCACTTGCAGATCGCGAACGGGTTCCGTCCGCGACCTTCAATCCGACCGACAGAAAGAACCACGAGGCGCCCGAATCGAACACCGACTAATTCAGTGTAATCCTTTTTACGCACGCGGAACCTCCTCCTCTTTTCCAAGCACCCGCCCGTCCTCGATAATGACGGACGTTTGGTCCCCGGTCGAAACGACCTCCAGCCAAATTTGCGCGTCGGCTGCCTTCGCCATTTCCAGCAGCAGCTTCAAACTCTGCTCGTCCAGCAGCGAGCCGTCACGAATCAGGAGCACCCGCAACTTTGGATTAAGCGCGATCCCGATGGCCACGCTCACGCGCAACTGTTCGGCGCTCGAGCATTGCTCGAACGGGATCGAATTGAGCGTCACTCCGCCGGCCGTGTCGAATGCCATGCCTTCAATCGGGAACTTTGCCGCCATGATCGCCTTCTTTTTCTTGGCGTCGATGTCCTCGATCTTGGCCGTGAGCTTTTCAGCCTCCTCGGACTTCGCCTTGAACTGTTTGACGACGGCAGCCCGGACCGCGTTCTCGCGCACCTTGCGGTTGGTCTGTTCGGCGGTCGCCGCCTTCTCCTTGAATGGTGCCAGATCCTCGTCCTTCAGGTTTTCCGTCTTCGCTTCCGCTGTCTCATACGCCGTTCGGGCATCGGAAACGGACTGCATCTGGGTTTTTCGAAGTCCCTGCAATCGCTCGATTTCATCCTCGGTCTCCTTCAGGTCCGCCTTTCGAGAGTCCCAAAAGTTCTTCGATGTCTCCGCCTCGATGCGCAGTAGCGCATTCGCCGAGTTCTTCTCAGACGCCAATTGCTGCTCCGCCAGAATCTCGGCAGTCGATGTTTCGGTCGTTGGGGCTCCTGGGTGGCTGGGCATTCCGTTCATTCGCGCCTCGAGCGCCTTTGCCTCCCGGTTGACCGCCGTGCGTTCCTCGAACACCTTTTCGCGCTCCGCGTCCATCGTGCTCGTATCCAGCCCCACCAACGCGCGCAAAGTCTCCGCCTGTTGCTTTGGCTTCTGGCGCGCGAACTCCAGCGGGTCAAACGTCAGCTTGCCTACCAGCTTATCGAGAATTGCCTGGGGCGATGCCTGGCGAACTCCGTCGGCATTGGTGACGACCAACGCTGTCCCGCCGGCGGCCGTGAATGTCCGGCGCACAACGATGTCGCCGAGATCCAGAACCACCTTTGCCTTATCCTCGCCTCGACGCACGGGCATTTTGTCGGTTGTATCGCCACCCAGCGCGTACTGAATCGAATCCAGCACGGATGACTTGCCCTGGCCGTTGCGTCCGCCAATGACAACGACATTGCCATCGGGTTTGATTTCGACGACGGACAGGCGTTTAACGTTTTCGGAGGATAGCGCGATTATTTTGCTCATTGTCTGTTCGGATCGATTGCACGCATGGTTGAAGTGAGTATTTCGCGCGCCACTGTGCCGCAGTCTGACGCCGCTTGACAATCTTTTTCGAGCACCGGCGGAAGATTTCCCCATCGCAGGTGCCACTTTCCAGTAGGCAGGATTATCCGCGTCCAGCAATTCCAGCAGATTGTCTTCGGCGCGTCCCACCGGCCGGCGCCCCTGGGTAGCTGCCGCAGCTCGCCATCGGTCCCGGCGCATCCTGGCTGGTCGCATCTCTTCATGCGCACAGAAGGATGATCGCCGTCGCCAGAACGGCCACGACGATCCAGCCCCACCACAGGATTGTTTTCGTTTTGTCGGTCACGACTCGCTCCTCCCCAGTTTGGCCAGCGCCGATTCAAGCTCCTGCAGCGGCCTGAAGATCGGATGCGCACGCTTGTATGTGTCCAGAACTCCTTGGGCGGCCATCGCAACGACGGTCAGCGCGGGCAAATCAGTGCTGCGATCAATCGATTGCGCCACAATGGCGATCTGCGATGCCGGCCATTCCGCGAGTCCGCCAAGCTCACGCACAAGGGCATTTGCGGCATTCAACGCCGCTTCGGTTGGTTTGTTCATAATCGTTGGCATTCAACACGCCTGCCAGTTTCCCGGCAGGCGGTTTGAACGTCAGGCGATCCGCTGCAATTCCATTCGCCGGGTCCACCAAGGTTCAAAAGCAAAAGGCACATCGATCCAACGCTCGCCGACGTTGGGCGGTCGCTGGTTGATGAACGTCTCGTGGATTGCGAACTGTGCCGGATGCTTTTCCAGAATGGCGCGCGCCTGCTCCGTTGCCGGGAAGTAAAGATCGGATTCGTGGCGCAAGGTCAGACGGCAGGCAATCGCTTTGCTTCGCGGCCTCGGAAATGATTTTCTCGCGTAGCTGTTTCTCGAAACAATTGATCACCCATGCCGGGATCATTCCGAACGCAACGATCGCTTCCTCGCCTTTGTCGCAGAGCATCGAATAAAGGCCCGCGCCGATCTTGTCGGCGTCAACAATGAGTCCACCTGATTTCATGATTGCACCGCCTCTCCAACCGTCGCGCGTTCAATGCGGTTCTCCTCGTCGTGCAAATCGTGGAGTTGCAGATCCTCCAGGTCGGCGACGAACAGGAAGCCAAACTGAGCCGTTTTGATGATGCAGCCGCCTCGCGTTTGTTCGCCAGGCTTGGCCGTGCGCGGATTCTCGGGCAGGCAGAACAATCCCCACAAGCCGCTCGTGGACGTGTAGGCCGTCTGGACGTAGCCAAGGCGATTCGCGATTCGTTCCGCGAATTCAATATCCTTGTCCGTCATTTCCAATTGCGTGATCGGCGGTGTCGTTTCCTTTTTCATTTTCGTGTTCCTATTGTTGGTTGTTGTCGTGACTGACGGCGAATCGTCCGATCCGCCTGTTAAATTGTCAAGCGGTAAATAAACGCCGTTCTGCGCGCCTTTGACGCTGATCGGCCAATC